AGTTTGAATATAATTCAATCTACATAGTTCGGCACAATTGGTCAGCACCAAATGACGTTTGCTGAGATCTCTAAAGGGTTCTGGCACCACTGAACTACCATACTCAACCCAGGTGCTGTGGACAAACTTATTCCAAGGAGGATCATTGGCAAAGCTTCGATGATTGGGATTGTAAAAACTCAATCTATCACTGTCAGTGTGCGCAACCAGCACCAAACAGTCTTGTGGATTTGGTTCGTGTTGAAACCACCATAGATAAGTCCATACTGAACTTTGTAAGCTGCCGCCAGCTATGCCAAAGTTTTCTGTGGGTACACCATAATGCTGGCCCAGCAGACCCAAAAAGCAATTGGTCTGTCGATATGGATCATTCTGAGTCCAGCAACTGTGAGCATCAGGCCACCGTTTGGGCAACTCTGGATCCAGCAATTCGTCGCCATACATCCACGAGTCACCAAATCCTACAATTTTTTTAAATGTCATCTATAAACGATATCAGTAATAAATCCGGTATTGATTTGAACTGTGGCCGCAAGATTACCCGAAGGGGGTATCACGTAGCCACTGCCACCGTTTATTACATTTATCTCAGCAACACTGCCACCTGGTCCTAATATTGCCACTGCTTCTGCACCAGCACCTGTGCCGCCAATGGACACCTTGGGTGCTGCCAAATATCCGCTGCCCGCATATGTTACTTCAATGCTGTCCACAGTGCCGTTGAGCACAATGGCATTGGCTGTGGCTGCTGTGGCAGCATAATTTCCGTTGTACTGATCCACGGCCAATCTGATCAAAGGATGATAACCTTCCACATTGATGTACACTGTGTTGGACTGATCATAGTAACTGAATACATTGCCTACATTGTACCACGGAGCTTCGTAATCTTCTGCTGCTTCGGCTTTGATATTGCCAGTGAAATGATCCATTTCAAGCTGAAATGTGGTCAGGCTGGCACCATTGGTTGGTACATGGCTGCTGTAACGCTGAACATTGACGTTGATGTTGCCAGCATTGGGTGGTAAAGCCCAGTCTGGTGCTTGGCTGGGTTGTACATTTTGCGGATAGTTCACAGGACCGTAAATGTTTGGAATGGTCAAAGTTTGGCTTTGTTCAAACGCAGGAAACACAGAATCCACAATGTCAACATCAGCACGGCTCTGAGCCTGCGCATTCACAAACACAGGTTCATACAAATTGCCACTGAATCTTTCAATGCTGTAGCTGGCTGGCTGTGTGGGCAGCTCAGTGCTGTCAGCAGCCAAAATTGTAACCTTGGCTCGACCAGTGGCGGCACTCAATGTAACCAGTTCTGTTTCATACAGCAGTTCGTCGCCGGCCAAGTCAATGAGTCTAAAGAAAAAAGTGCTGCCAGTAATGTTCACAGGCTTTTGATCTTGATTCACAAACTCAAACAATATTACGTTGTCTACACCTTTGTTGATGGTTAATTTTTTAGCGTACACAGGATCCCACCTCCGTTGAAACACAGCGCCTGCCCCAGAGGTATCGATCAAAAGTACACGCTGAATTTGCTGATATAAATATGCTGGGGTTGCGTACATGAAAAACTCCAACAAATATTTATGGGAAGTACAAGATTACAAAAATTAGCGGAAAAATATCCTTTTATCACCCTTTGTGTGTACGCCAGCAATGAATATGTAGGCATAGTTCAAAATCGTGACGACTCAGTGACCACAATTTACGATTTTGGCACATTAGTTGACAGTGATGCCAAACGTAGATTCCTTGAATTGGCCAACGTATGGTGGTGGGAATCAAATCGCAGCATACCCATCAATATTTTCCTACGCGGTGAATGGGAAGAATTTAGATCAACTCTAAGAACGTTTGTCAACAAGGACTTAGAAATTGTTCAAGGCCATGTGTGTAGCCTAGCTGACATTGCCAGAAAAAAATCCAAGCGCAAATCAATCACACTGGTTCGCAGGGTTGATTGATCAAATTCATGTGTAACGCCACCAAAGCTGCATATGAAATTGCGTGGCTTTGCTTGAAAGTATAGCCTCGGCTGCTGTCGCCATCCCATACTGAAGCGAATACTTCTGCCCAGGGCCTGCGTTGTAAATGCGCTTTTCCTGGGCGAATCACAGAAATAAACGCAGCCATTCTAGGAATTGAATCAGGCTTCATTTCTACCAATAGATCAGTATAATTGCCCACATGTACCAACTGTGATGCCCATGCTGAATCAGCCCACAGTCGATGCCACGGCGGTTCAGTGGACAACATTTGTTGATAGTGAGCAGGGCTGGCTATCAAACTGTACACACTCATGTTCAGTATGTCAATTTTGAAATACCCACGCGATTCGGCAGTTTCATGATCAATGGCGGCGCACTGCGCTATTGGGTCGGTGGGAATTTCTGTGACATAGATGCCCGAATTGTGTCTGCGGCCGTTGCTGAGTCGTGCTGGTACATGCTGTATCAGCTTTAGCACAGCATCTCTGTCCGGTACGTCAATGTCAATGTCGGCACTCATATTTGAATTATAGCTACAATACCAATGTAAGTCAAATGATGTGCCATTTGATCCAGACCAAGATGCTGCCAAAACTGTGGCGTGCGTATGTCTTGATTGCCCCAATTCATCTTGATCCAATCAATGTGATAGTGTGCCACAAAATCCAACAACGATAAGCCTAACATCAACAGCATATCAATGTTCATGATTGACAACACCAGGCCAGTGGTTAATCCATGTTTGACACTGTGCTTGGCTCCGCGCCAGTCAAGATACTGCCTTTTCCAACGTATTTCTTCATCAGTTTGAAGCACAAAATCTACCAACCAGTGTTTGATTTGTAGCAGCACCAACAAAGAAAAAATTAGATCCATTTTACCAACCTGCTTTGGTCAAAATTTCTTGAGCGTAGGCTTGATCCCCAGACCGATCCGCAAATTTCTTTTGCCACACGTCGGCGTCAATGTAAGACCAAATCATTTTGATCTGTGTGGGATCAAGGTCAGTCAAAAACTTCTGTCCCGATTCTGAATTGTAAATTACCCAGGCCGAAATTCGACCAGTGGTCACAGCATGACACAAAGCGTTGCGATTGCCATAACGCACACAGTCATGCGCAGGATTGCCAGTTTGCTCTGCCCATTGAATTCCGTATTCAATGGCTCTGGTCAGTGCGTCCGACACTGCTTCAACACAAAGATATTCCACAAGATATTCTGTGTACACAGTATCCAAACACCAGCGATCAATTTTTTTGTTGTGCTTCAGCAACCATTCTAGAAATCTAGCTGGTGCTATTACTCGCACATCCACACAATATCGTCCCCATTTTACAAAAGCACGATAGTAAGAACTACGATCAAAGTCATCGTGTGTTTTGAGTCGGGCTGACCCTTGTGTATATTCATAGAACTTCAAATAGCCCTGAAAAGCCAAAATTACACCTGGTTCAGATCGCTGTTGAAAACGCAGTTTAGGTTCACACACATGAACTGACAGTGTGGTTTCCTTCTGAAATGGTTTGTTACAAAATTTACAACTAAAACTCATTGTAAAATTTTATGTTCTTGTATGTAGTTGTATAAAAAATCATTCAGATACTGATGATCGCCCGGAGCAACGTGCCTACAATTCCAAGGATATTTTTGATCCTCTTCAAGATACGAAGCACCTTGCTCAAACTGCCATGGAATACTTCTCCATTTGAAGCCCTGTATAATTTCTTTTCTTTCTCTAAACAAATCAAACCGAGATTCATCTAAGAAATATTCCACAGTGTGTTCGGCTGTGTTAAACGCCACAACACTATGCCCTCGAGTTTTACATGCGTCGATCAACGCAACTATAGCATACATCAAATCCTCAGTCAAATCAGGCAAACCCAACACAGTGAATTTGTCATAAAGATCATGAAACTCTTTTACATTTTTCTGCGTGAACTGGTTGTCAACTTGGTTCACTTTCATTGACATGCCTCCTCCCGCGAAGCTGACCCACTTGCCATCTGGTTCTGGAGACCCACTAGCCGCAGGCAGTTCATATCTGGTCAAAAACGAAGTTCCAATGACATACAGTGTTGGAACTGTGGTTTGGTAACAATCTCGCAGCGTGGTTCGAATAATCCTTTTGTTACAACTGCCATTCTGTGCCAATGATTCGGCTGTTTGAATTTGAAATTTTTTGGCCAGGTCTATGTGACCATTGCCCCGGGCATAGTAATTCATGTAACTACAGCCATTGACCACTATCCTGTTAACCATTAAGTTTCCCCACGTAATTTAGACTCCTGGTCAATGTCTTTTTTGGTGTTGATTGAGGCCAACAGTTCTAATTCATCTGCTTTGAGATCTGGGTACCATTGCTCCAGCTGCTTAACTGTGGCACGGTTGCTGCTTTCTCGTTTCTTGAGGCTGATCCAATTGTGCTTCAGTGATCCCATGCCAGGACTCACTGCTGTAGCCATGAGCCACTGTAGTTTGGGATGCCGGTTTACAGAAAAAAAGTGACGATTGAGATAGTGATTGGTGCTTTGAACATAGTACTCTTGAATCTCTCTAGATCCGTCCACAGCACTGCTCCAGCGTATCATGAGAAAGTTGCTGAATTTTTTGCGCTCTTCTGTGGTAAGACTGTCGTAGAAATCTCGCTGCTTGGTGTCCAGCATACGCATTTCGTTGCCAATGTTAAGCTTGTCACTCATGATTTTTCTTTAGATTGTACAGCACAAACAATTGTTCCAGCAACTGTTTCATAGCTGGATCTGATTCGCACATGGTCAATACATCATTGATGTGATTCATGTAATAGCGTTGTTCCCTGTGTGCCTGTACTTGCGAATCATAGCCAACCAATTGTCGATCACTGCTGCCAAACTCTCTGGCATAGATACGACCATTGGCTCGTTCGTAAATGTATGTGGCTCCGGGTTTCAAACTGCCCATGATGTCACTACCATGCTCGGTTGTAGTCTACAATTTCGCAATTTCGACTGATGTCTTTGACAAAATACACACAAGGTGGTTCTGGATCGTCAGTGAGTGGCACACACAGCATTTGGCCATTTTTTAGTTTGGGCGCATACCATGCCACTTCTTGATACACATCCACAATTTCTATTCGAGGAAAGCTGGGTCGGAAGCTGCTAAGTGGATTGAATTCAAACACAGAAAATCCTCGGTCATTGACTGCTGTCAAAGACAACATTTCAAGGTCACCAAGATCGTGTTCGCCGATTAAGATCTGCCAGTCTAGTGGCATGCGAATTCTGTGACTGCCTATTTGCAGTACAAGAGCCGGAGCATTGAAGCTTTCTAAAAATATCAGTGGTATGTAGTGATAGTCTGGATTGGCAGGATCAGAATTGTCTAAGATGGCAAATCTCATGTCATCAACTTCTTCTGGAAGGCTGTCGAGCTCGTAGGCGCGATTATCGAGGGTCAGTATTCTCATGATCTCATTATACATTGATAGCGTAACAAACGCAATTTATTGCCACTCTAGTTTGTCCTGAGTGAAAGGGTAGTTGGCTTCTTTGTAGTAAGCCTTGCGTTTGGTCAAGTGTCGTTTTGAGAATTTAC